GAGCATTCAGATACAACTCTGGGGCGCTCGGAAAGAGTGGGATGTTGTACTGTAGAAATTTATGGAGATGGGCGTACTGGAGATGGAACTTTTACACTTGGTGTCGAGAGAATACAGTACACTATAGTTTCAGAACCGGTTTGTCAAAGAACAGGAGGAGTAGATTGCCAAGGTTATACGCAACGAAGCCCTCAAGAATTTATTTACTACGGAGAAGATGATACTCAAGTAGTAACGTGGGAACTCGGAATATTTACTTATGCTTCTCATACAAAATATGGAATCGACACCCCGATTAAAATATTAAAAGAGTACGAAGTCGATAGTTACACCTGGAACAAATGGGAAGAAAAAGTAGAAAAGTACAACAAAGTCTATAGAACTTCTGGAGTACACGTACAATTTAAACTTACAAAAGTATACCTAGCACACTGGCACAAACTTCGAGATTTAGAACTTATGGTAGCGGGGTTACCAGTAGACATAGTATTAAGTCACGGCACTTCTTATCCTGATACTTGCGGAGTTGCCGATGTATCCACAATATTTAGAGAAGGACAGCCTACCGTATCTATGAGTAAGTGTGATATTTATACAGATTTGCACGAAATAGGCCACTCAGTCGGATTAGCTCATGGTCCAGAAAATCAATCTTGGCAACAATCAGGATATATTTTTCCTGAATTTGGACATGGTTGGAATGATATTTGTGGAAAGTACGACGATTTGATGTCTTATGGGTATAACGGAATCTTTCACTCAAATGAGCTTCAAGCCTGCTTTGAAAGTACTCCTTCGAATGATACAATTGATGCAGGAAGTAGGCAGTGGTCAGACACTGCTTACTCTTTAAATAGAGTTCGTTATAACGTATCTCTCATTCACGATGAGAATAAGTACGTAGAAAAAGATGCAAAACTAAAGCCAGTTAGATCCCTGGCCAGACGTATTGGATTAGAAGTAGTAGATTAAAGGACTAAAAATGGAAATAATAGATTCAAAAAAGTTGTATAAAGATCAAAGGTTTTTTCTAAATGACGAATCGTGGGAAAAGTTAAAAGGTGTTTCTAACGATTTATCCCTTATTGTTCAACATGCAATAGGAATGTCGGATGTAGAATTTCAAGTTCTAGAAGGTAAAAGAAATGTTGCAACACATGATTTTTTGTACTCGAAAGGAGCTACTCAAGACGCCAATCATTCTTCTCACTTTTATGGATATGCAGTAGACTTAGTTGTATATTTAGGAAATCGTATTATTCTAGAAAAAGAACCCTATGATGATGTAGCACAATGTATGCAATATGCAGCAGAGTATGTTGGAGTTCCGATTCGTTGGGGAGGAGCTTGGCATGTTCCAGATTTAAGAGGAAATGAAGAATTTTTTGAAGATTTGACAAATGATTTTATGCTCCGACAATTAGAATGGGAAAAAACACCTGTGATTGATTTTCATCATTTTGAGATACCCATAGAATAAATGTTGACTTTACTTTTCAATCAGTGTATAATATATGCTGGTTGGAGGATTTATGAACTTATTTTTTCTTGACGAAGATTTAGATGCGTGTGCAGAAGCTCACGTAGACAAGCATATTGTAAAAATGCCTTTGGAAGTCGCTCAGATATGCTGCACCTGTATCTGGATCGACGTTCATCTTGGGTTTATACCCCGGGCTTTAACAAAACAAGAATCCGATTATCTCAACTCCTTGAAGAAGGAGATTAAACACCTACCGCCTGAAAGCAGACCACTCACTCCTTACTTGCCTATGATGTACAATCACCCTTGTACTATTTGGGCACGTAGTTCATTGGATAATTATGAGTGGACTCACTGCTACGGTAATGCTCTTGGAGAAGAATATCGCTACCGTTATGGAAAGCAACATAAATCAGTCACAGTCATCAACCAACTACCCGATCCTATCAAAATGGAAAGAGTTGGATTTACCACTTTCGGACTGGCAATGCCAGACGTGCTCAAAGACTATGACAATCCTATACAGTCTTATCGTGACTACTATCATCTCGATAAGGCTACTTTTGCCGTTTGGTCTCACAGACCAAAACCCAGTTGGTGGGACAATGATCTTGCAGACTACGAGAAAAGGATTACAGCAAAATGAAAAATAAAAAAAGCTACAATCACCTTAAACTGGTATCTTCTCGCTCAGGCTTATCAAAAGTGGACGATCAATATTTAGAGCTGGAAAAGCAGCAAGAAGAAATTGAAGAACAAGCAAGATTAATAGCTGAATTTTATGGAGAACCGGACGAAGAATGAAAAAATTAGGTTTCTGGGTGTATGACACCTATAATTTCTTTTTTAGTCTTAAAATGAACCCTTTAAGACTTATCCCAAATGCATTTACACAGTATATACTGATGTTCTACCTATCAGTAATGTGGACTGTAGTATTTACACTTTGGGCAGGATATAGTATTTATTTTGGTATCGGTAGTGTCGGAGGACACTTACTGGTAATTAGTGCATTTTTTATTACTGCACTCACATTTCAAGACGCAGAAAAGAATGGGCACTTATGGGTCCAGCGAAATAAAATAACCCCAGTAGAAAAGAGGAGGTGCATGTGGGACTTGGAGAAAGAGGGGTAAGAGAGTATAAAATAATTGAAGCGCATTATGGAGAAAAGCATAGCTTTTGGAGAGTAGTTGTAGTTTCAGATAATGGTGAGCGTTTCGATACAGTAGGTAAGTTTCCTACTAAAGAACAGGCCGAGAAATATGTTACATATGTTTCTCAGCCAGCAGATAGGAGACATAATCAATGGTAGATAATGTAAATTATCCTCCACACTATCGAGCACATGCCAGTGGTGTAGAGTGTATTGAAATTACGGAGCATATGAATTTTTGTTTAGGCAATGCTATAAAGTACATCTGGAGAGCAGGCTTAAAGAAAGATGCAGTGGAAGATTTAAAGAAAGCGGTTTGGTATGTAAATAGGGAGATAAAAAGAGTTGAGAAGATTAAAGAAAAAAGATCACGAGAACTTATCAGACACCAATATACAGAAAGTAATAGATCTTCTGAATGGTACTCCAGCTATATCCAAAAAGGAAGCCTGCAGCATCCTAAATATAGCATACAATACAACAAGACTTCAGAAAATAATAGATGATTTTTTGGAGACGAAAGCGTACCGACAAAAACGCAGAGCGCAAAATAGAGGAAAATCCGCCACCAGAGAAGAAGTGGCAGATGCGGTTACTCGATTCTTATCCGGCGACCCCATCTCAGAAATCGCAGCAGGACTTTATCGTTCATCCGGATTTGTTAAAAGCATCATCGAGAGGGTGGGCGTACCTCAAAAAGAAGAAGGACGGTACGACTATCTTCCTGAAGAATGCGTGGGAACTTCATTCGAAAGAGGAGAAATAGTCTGGTCAGCCAAATACCATGGCCCTGCCATAATTCGGGCTGAATTATCAGTAGATTATCAAGCAGAAAAACCAGGCTATAAAGATGTAAACTACGAAAGTAAGTACGGATGTAAGGCTTACAATATTTGGGTAATTGAAAAAATTGATGACGATTACAGTGAGCGTTGGACTACCTCTACTGGAGGTGGGTTTAGTGCTACACAACTTGCCTACGATTTAGGTAAGCTTACCCACCTTAAAGAGTATGGAGTTGATTTATCACGTATCTAAAAAAATTTCTTGACTTTCATCTTCAATAGAAGTATAATATGTGTATTGAAGATGAGGAAACCAATGGGCGTCCGATTTTATTTATCTCAACTAGCGGCGACAGGAACGTGTCCTGGCGCAAAACTTACACAACTTAGAAGGAAACGCAAAATGGCATGGGACGACGATAAGAAGGCACAGGCTGTATCTATGTATGAAGCAGCTGACCCTACTCCCGAAACGTCAATGGAAATTGTTAAAGACATTGCAGACGAACTGGAAGAATCTCCCAACGGTGTTCGTATGATTCTTACTAAAGCTGGTGTCTATGTAAAGAAGAGCCCCGCTTCTGGTGGCAGCAAACCAGCCTCCACGAATGGTGGTAGCGGTGGTCGAGTATCTAAAGCCGCCGCACAGGAAGCTCTTATTGCAGCTATCAACGACTCTGGTCAATCTGTTGATGAAGAAATCATTAGCAAGTTGACAGGTAAAGCTGCACAATACTTTACCACAGTATTGAATGGTGTAAACTCCGCGGGCTAACCTATTCTCTAAAGTAACCTCCGAAACTCTTGTTTCGGGGGTTTCTTGCATTTCATTATTATAACCTGGACAGCACAGCAAAAAATTTTGCTAACCTACCAAAAGGAGTAATAATGAAAAAGGAAGAATTAGCAAATTTAATACGTGATTATGGGGATGCTATTATCACGTATAGAAGCGAAAAGTCAAATAAACTCAAGTATAATGTGTGTACGTTAGACTTTTCTACGCCTTATATTCAAGAAAAAAAGAACAGAGCTAAAGAATCCTCAAACACGTTACTCACGTTTTGCTGGGATACGGACTCGTATCGCTTACTGAAACCAAGCAATGTGACTAGTGTAGTACCTTTATCTTCAGTTCTAAAGAATGAGAGGTATTAGTTATGGAACTTTATGCTTCTCCTGAAGTGTACGAAAAAATAATACACTACGATCAAGAGCGCGAACTACAAGTACGATTAACAATCAGTACTTTTAGGGGTGTAGAGTATTTGCATCTAAGAAAATACTTTTTAAGTTTTGACGAGGAGTGGTGTCCTACTCCTGATGGTATAGCTTTTCCACTAGACTTTGATAATTCTCGGGAGTTATTTTGCGGATTAGTAGTAATTTTATCCCTTGCGGAAAGCAAGGAAATCATTCAAGAGCATTTCTCAGAACTTTTAAATACGGTATATACAAAATAATTCTTGACTTTTACTTCTCATTAGAGTATAATATATGTTCTGAGTGAGGATAATAAATGAAAGATTTTATTGAAAAAGCAAGTGCTCTCTATTACTCTGGTGCTCCGATTATTTCGGATGAAGAGTTTGATGCACTTGTAAAAAAGTATAACTACGATCAAGTGGGCTATCAGGTAACTGATGGAGTTCCTCACCTATATCGTATGTACTCTCTTCAAAAATATTTCAATCTTGCCGAAGCTCCAGCCAACTTAATAGACTACACTGTCTCTCCTAAGTTGGACGGGGCTGCTGTGTCTTTACTATATGTAAACGGACACTTTGCACTCGGATTGACACGAGGTGACGGTAATCTTGGCCGAGATATTACCACCAAACTTGAAGAGCTAGTACCTTGTACAATTCCTATGAAGGGAGAAGTACAGATTACTGGCGAAGTAGTTTGTCCCTCGTCTGTCCCCAATGCTCGTAACATCGCATCGGGGTCGCTAAACCTCAAAGATATTCAAGAGTTTCGAGCAAGAGCCCGGGATTTAGTCTTTGTTGCTTACGACATACAGTTTGAAAATGACTACTCAAACTATATCGACGCTATGAATGCATTGGCCCATGAAGGCTTTAATGTTGTTACGACCTTCGACTCCAGTAACTATCCTACGGATGGTCTGGTATACCGCCTTAACAATCAAAAGTCTTTCAAAAAAATGGGACATACAGCTCATCATCCTCGCGGCGCTTTCGCTCTCAAAGAGCAGAAAGAGGGTGTACATACAGAATTACTCGATGTTGTGTGGCAAGTTGGCAAATCAGGCGTGGTCAGCCCAGTTGCTATTCTTCGTCCGGTCGAAGTGGAGGGTGCCATTGTGAGCAGGGCAACTCTACACAACATTGAGTACATTCGCAGTTTAGAGCTAGAGATAGGCTGTACCGTAGAAGTTATTCGGAGTGGAGATATTATTCCTCGAATCGTTCGCAGGGTACACCTTCAAAAAAATAGTTCTTGACTTTTAACTCACTTTTCCGTATAATATATTTAACTTTTTGGAGAACTCAAAATGCTGAGAAAAATTGTACCTCCCGCAGACTGTCCGTCTTGTGGTAGTACACTTGTATCTTCAAATCAGCTACTGTACTGCCACAACTTTAACTGTGCAGCACAGAAGCAAAAGAAGATCGAGCATTTTGCAAAAACTCTAAAAATTAAGGGCCTGGGCCCTGCCACCATCGAGAAGCTAGATATACAGGATTTTGACGAGATTTATTTGTATAGTGTTGAAGCACTCTGCCAAAAATTAGGCGATAAACTTGGTACGAAGTTGTATCAAGAAATCTGTAATTCTGCTTCAGCTCCTCTCGATATGGTACTACCCGCTTTTGGTATTCCCCTTATCGGAAAAACGGCAACAAAGAAGCTGTCTGAGACTATTAACTCAATTATTGAAATAAATACAGACACTTGTGAGCGTGCCGGATTAGGCCCAAAAGCAACTGAGAGTCTATGCAACTGGTTGGACCGTGAATTTTATTGTTTCTATGATGGGTGTTTACCTTTTGATATGAAATTTAAGACGAAAAGTTTTAGCGAACATTTAGCAGATGCTACTGTATGTATCAGTGGTCGGCTAAAAAGTTTTAAAACAAAAGCGGAAGCTACAGATAAATTAGCCAATCTTGGCTATACTGTTAAGTCTAGTCTAACTAAAGATGTAACGATTCTTATTAACGAGAGTGGTATTGACTCGGCAAAAACTAAACAAGCCAGAGACGCTGGCGTAACTATCGTAACGGATTTGAAATCCTATTTGGAGAAAAAATATGGCACTTCCTAAGTGGACCGATGAGCGTACTGCTGAACTTACTTCCTTTGTTGGAAATGAGTCTCCAGTATCTCAAGAAACTGTAGCTGAAGCGGCAGATCGTCTGGAGACTTCTACTCGTTCTGTTTCTTCCAAGCTGCGAAAGATGGGCTTCGAAGTAGAGCTGGCATCTGCCCGCGCTTCTAAGTCTTTCTCAGAAGCTCAAGAGGCAACTCTTGTTTCTTTCCTCGAGAGCAACAGCGGCGAGTATACTTATGCTCAGATCGCAGATCATTTCGAGAACGGAGCTTTCTCTGCTAAGCAATTGCAGGGCAAAATCCTTTCTATGGAGCTGACAGATCATGTCAAGCCCGCTCCGAAGGTTGAGTCTGTAAAGACTTATTCAGCCGACGAAGAGGCTACCTTTATCAGCATGGTAAATGACGGCGCGTTCGTTGAGGCCATCGCTGAAGCTCTTGGCCGATCAGTAAACTCTGTTCGTGGTAAGGCTCTTAGCTTGCTTCGCTCTGGCGACATCAATGCTATTCCTCGCCAAGAGACTACCAAAGGCACTTCAAAAGCTGATCCTTTTGAAGACA